ACTTTATCTGCTGGTGGATCTTTTGGATTCAATAACGCTTCATAACCAAAACACTTAATCATGCCGGGGGGGTTGCTCCCGATCTCCCCGGCAGCAGTTTAGAGAGGACGAAATGCCAAGTATCATCACAGCAGCAGAGTTGAGATCAGTGCTTGGTGTTTCGTCTGCTCTTTATTCAGACGCTTATTTGAATGACATTATTGATACATCTGAGGCAGTTATCTTGCCTTTACTTACAACTTTTTCATCACCAATCGCTAAGGTTTCGCTGACTGATAATGTCGCAACCTTTGAGACAGTAGGCATTCATGAGTTCACAGAAGGACAATCAGTTGTCATCGCTGGATGCGGAACACCATTTAACGGCACTCGAACAGTCAATGCTGATGTCGATGCGTACACATTTACAGCAAACATCACTAATGCCGATGTTGTCGAACGAAATGTCATACCTAGCGGATCCGCGACACTTACAGGCGCTGCTACATATGTCGGAGTTGCTGCGGTCGAATCCGCGATCATCGTAGTTTCAGTTGAAGTATTTCAATCTCGTACTGCTCCAGGCGGACAGATCGAAGGCGTGGACTTTACGCCAAGCCCTTACCGAATGGGACGCAGCTTATTTAATCGTGTCGTAGGTTTGCTCGGACCTTACATCGATGTTGAAACGATGGCTCAGTAATGCCGAGCACTATTCTTTCAGCAGTTCGTACTCCACTTGCAACAGCGCTTGCTGGAGTGTCGGCAAATATCTTTAGTTACGTTCCCGAACAAGTCCCAGTCCCTGCCGTAGTGGTCGTTCCGGATTCTCCGTACATGGAGTTTGAAACTATCGGCAAGAGTACCTTTCGATGCAAGTTGAATTACACGATAACCTGCTGCGTTGCTTACAACAGCAACCCTGCATCGCTTGATAACATCGAGCAACTAATAACAAGTGTTGTGGCGGTTATACCTAATGGATATGAGGTCCAGGTGGTTGATCGACCAACAGTCACACAAGTAGGCGCTAGTAACTTGCTAGTCGCGGACATACGCGTATCCACTTGGTATACGCAGACAGCATAAGGAGAACCAATAATGCCAACAACAGTCATTACGGGTCGCGACCTCGTTCTAACCATCGCAACAGTAAACTACGATGCTCAGACAACTAGCGTGACTCTCGTAAACTCACCAACTATCGATATTTACCAAACCCTTGATGGTAAGGCTTTTAAACACACAGACGACAACTGGACTCTTAACGTAGAGTTACTTGCCGACTGGGGTGTTGCATCATCACTATTCGAAGCAATGTGGACTGCAGCTGATACAAATCCAAACACAACTCTTGCAGTATCTTTAACAGCTGCAACCGGTGCGGTATTTGCTTGCAACGTCTTGCCAGTATTCCCAACAATCGGTGGCGCTGCTCCAGGAGCACAGACTGATACTTGGGCGCTACAAGTAGTTGGAACACCAGCAGACACATTCAGTTAAAATCTACCAACGGGAGCAAAGATGAAACTACCAATAACAATTACATATAACTCAGGCGACGAAGCAACTTATACGGCTCAGCCTCCTGAGTGGGCAAAGTGGGAGAAGGCAACTGGCAACACGATTTCTCAGGCTAATGACAAGATTGGCATTTGGGATCTTATGTTTTTGGCTTATAACGCTTATAAGCGAGAAAACGCTGGAAAGCCTACTAAGTCTTACGAGATTTGGTCAGAGACCGTTGCTGATGTAACAGTCGGAGACGATAGCCCAAAAGCCACCAACCAGGAAGCATAAGGCGGATCCTCGTTAATCTAGCAATAGAGACGGGGATACCGATGCAATACTGGGAGGACGCGGACGACATTTTAACGGCGATAGATATATTGAAGGAGCGATCGGATGGCAGATGAAGTCAAGATCGCTTATGACAAAACAGATCTTCGCGGTATTGCCAGGGCTTTCAAAGGTATGTCAAATGAAGCCGTTGAAGCTGCTAAAAAGGAAAGTTCTAATCTTGCTGAGTATGCTGCTGGACAAATTAAGATCGCAGCAGCGACTCGCACGGTTTCAGGCACTTCTGCTCGCCGTATTGCTGATGGAGTTAAAGTAAGCAAGACTTCCAAACTTGGTGAGTTTAGTTACGGCTTTGCTCGTCAAAAGTTTAGCGGTGGCGGTTCTACTTTAGATTTGCTTTACGGTATGGAGTTCGGTTCTAATCGTTTTAAGCAGTTTCCAAAGCGTACGCCAAACAAGGGTAGAGGTAACTCAGGTTACTTTATTTACCCAACCCTGAGACAGATTCAGCCGGATCTAGTTCGTAAGTGGGAAGAAGCATTTAGTCAGATTTTGAAGGAGTGGGATTAATGGCAGGTAATAGAACCCTTAAACTCTCGATCCTTGCTGATGTTGATGATCTCAATAAAAAGTTAAAGGCTGCTAATGGCGATGTTGAAACATCTGCTGGCAAGTTAGAAAAGTTTGGCAAAGTAGCCGGGGCTGCATTTTTAGCGGCTGCTGCAGCTGCTGGAGCCTATGCAGTAAAGATCGGCGTTGATGGCGTTAAGGCTGCATTAGCCGATGAACAAAGCCAGGTTAAATTAGCCTCAGCGTTAGAGAATGCAACTAATGCAACTAAGGCACAGATTGCAGCTACTGAGGACTCCATCGATAAGATGGCTCGTGCTACGGGAGTTGCAGACGACAATCTTCGTCCGGCTTTGGCTCGTTTGGCTTTATCAACTGGCAACGTTTCAAAGGCTCAGGACTTACTCTCTCTTGCCCTTGATATTTCGACACAAACAGGCAAGCCACTTGAAGCAGTCGCCAACAGCCTCGGTAAGGCTTATGATGGAAACAGCGCTGCTCTTGGTCGCTTAGGTATTGGATTAACTGCTGCTGAATTAAAGGCGATGTCTTTTACTCAGGTTCAGACAAAACTAACTGATCTTTTTGGTGGCGCAGCTGCTAAGAACGCTGAGACTTTCCAGGGTCGAATGGATCGCCTAAAAGTAGCCTTCGATGAAGGCGTTGAAACAATCGGTTACAGCCTACTGCCTATTATTCAAAAACTGATTGACATTATTGTTAATGAAGTAGTACCTGGCTTTACACGATTTGCAAAACTTTTTGATCCAATCAAGCAAGCAATCGACCGCAACAAAGAATCTTTTCAGGCACTCGGTTCATTTATTCTTGATTACATCGTGCCAGTATTTACCGTGGCTTTAGGTGGAGCAATCTCATTTGTAGCAAAGATTGCTGCTGGAGTCGTGGACATCGTAGGCGGAGTTATCAATGTAATTCGTAGCCTTGTTTCAGGAGCCATCGATGGCATTAATGCACTAATCAAGGCTTACAACGCTATTCCAATTTTGCCTAACATTCCAACTATCTCGAAGCCATCATTCACAACACCAAGCGTTTCAGCGCCAAAGGTAAGCACTCCAACTTACACACCACCGACAATTACAACTCCTAGCACAGGCGGAGGCGGTGGCGGTGGAGGTTCGTCAAGCCAAGTTTTAAGTACCGCTACGACTACCGCTGTCGCAGCTGCTGCATCCGTTGGTTCATTTGATGTCGGACGTTTCCGCATGGCAGAAGAACGTGGTAATACCTTTAACATCAATGTAAGCGGAGCCATTGACAAAGAAGGCGTAGCCCGTCAGATCGTTGAGATTATCAACGAGTCCTCTTATCGTGGTGGCGGTGGACCCGGAACGGCTCTAGTCGCATGAGTCAATGGACTCCTGAATGGAACCTCACAATCAATGGCGGAGGCGATTACACAAATCTCACGCTTTCTAACCTTACGATTACTTCAGGTCGTCAAGACATTTATTCTCAGCCTTATGCAGGTTACTGCAATGTTGAGATTCTTAACCTAGATCTTTCGCCTATTGAGATCGATGTCAATGACCAAATCAATATCCAGGTTAAAGACTCATCTGGCACTTATGTGAATCTTTTCGGTGGGTATGTCACCGACATCGATGTAGAAGTCACCCAAGCTTCATCTACGGCTATTTCAGAGCGCATCAAGATAATTGCTTTGGGTGCTTTGTCTAAACTCCCTAAAACCCTTACAGAGGGCGTTTTAAGCAAAGACTTTGATGGCGATCAGATTTACACAATTTTAAGTCAAGCCTTGTTCGATACCTGGAATGAAGTCCCAGCTGCTGAAACTTGGGCTGGATACAATCCAACAACTACTTGGGCAGATGCTGAGAACTCTGGACTTGGCGAAGTTGATCAACCTGGTAATTATGAATTGACTGCTAGGTCATCTAACACAACTGACATTTATAGCCTTGTATCCTCTTTGGCGACTTCTGGACTTGGATACCTTTTTGAGGACTCACAGGGCAGAATTGGTTATGCCGATAGTACTCACCGAAGCGAATATCTAGCAGCTAATGGTTATGTTGATCTAACTGGTTCTCATGCTTTGGCTCGCGGTATCCGAACATCAAAGCGCTCAGGCGATGTGCGAAATAACGTAACGATCACTTACAAGGCAAACGCTCAGGAATCTGCCTTAGATGCTGCTTCGATTGCTCTTTATGGACAACAATCTTATGAGATTACTACTTCACTAGAACACGGCTATGATGCTTTAGATCAGGCTGAGTTTTATCTAGCCTTGCGCGCTTTCCCAGAGGCTCAATTTAAGTCAATTACTTTTCCGCTTGCTAGCCCTGAGATCGATGACAGCGATAGAGATGCTTTGTTGGAAGTATTTATGGGTTTACCAGTAAATATAATCGATTTACCTTCAAATATCACTAATGGTCAATTTCAGGGCTTTGTTGAAGGCTGGACTTTCAGTGCTGGCTACAACTCGCTTTACTTGACTTTGACAGTCTCACCAACTGCCTACAGTCTCCAGTCCACACGTTGGAACGGAGTCTCAGCAGCAGAGACATGGAACACATTAAGCCCAACACTAGAATGGATTGACGCTACAATAGTAGCCTGATAAAGGAGAAACATGGCAACGACAACTAACTACTCTTGGGAAACCCCAGACGACACCGACCTCGTTAAGGATGGCGCAGCTGCTATTCGTACACTTGGCTCCTCTATCGATACAACAACAAAAGCGCTGAACCCATCAACGACTCTTGGCGACATCGAATATCGATCATCAACGGCAAACACCAATACGCGCCTTGGCGTTGGTAGCACAGGGCAAGTTTTAACAGTCGCAGGCGGTGTGCCTAGTTGGGCAACCCCTGCAAGCACTAGCCCAACTTTTGATGGAGTATCAGTTACCAACACCGTTGCACAAAGTATTGCAAACAATACAAACACCGCATTGACTTTTAACAGCGAAGATTTTGATACTAGCGGTTATCATTCAACTTCAACGAATACCAGTCGTTTAACAGTACCTGCTGGAAAAGCAGGATATTTTCTAGTGACAGCCAATTTAGTATTTTCTTTAAATGCAACTGGTGGTGGAGTTCTTTACT